GTTTGATAGACGATTCTTTCAACTTAGATCACCTATATGGTGCAAAGCTAAGAAGAATTATCAACTATTTTATTAAGAATAGTGTCTTTCTCCATAGGGATAATGAATAAACCTATGCTTATTGGAAAGTCTTTCTTGTTTAGACTGATGTAGATCATATATATCTATCTTTTGAACAATGAAATTTATTAATAATAATTTTAACTTCACGTCGCGAGATAGAAGATCTTCATCTAAACAAAGAGACAAAGTGTGATTTTCCGAAAGTTATTCAAACGGATATTTCTCACTAGTCTCCTGGTCTCTCGATTTGGATTATTTGCAAGACTATCGTCATCTTTGAAAGAAGATCATATCAATGTATAAATCTCAAAATAAGAGAAACAATTTAAGATTTGTTTTTACTTATTTAAAAGATGTTTATACAACCCTGCAATTTGCTGTGGCAGGGCAGGAATTTCGTGGAAAACACTGAGTTTCTGTTGATTCAGCAGGAATTCCAAAATTAGTTCCTTTTGCCTTACGAATGAAGATTCGAGAAGGTGATAGAAAAACAATTCTTGGTGTATGTACGCTTTTAGGTGTGTATCGTGTGATTGCTTGGTGACCAAAAGTCTCCTTATCTACTATAACGGAAACGTTTAGTGGACTGTCACAATCACTAGATGGCCAATCCCTTAAGGGGGCTTGGCGTCTAATCGAGAAGCACGTAAAGTTTGTTGGGAGAAATCTCAATAAACCAAAGTTTTTAATAATTAGATCATCGGGTCCTAACGGACCTGATTCAATCACACGAGTTATCGAAGATGCTTTTGCATTTTATCGATTCCCGGGGAAATTGATAGAATTAATTAAATGGTTTTACCTTTTAAAGGGGTATTTACCTTTGATTTCTTTAGTTCTAATTTTGACACTAGGTTTCCCATTATTTCTTATTATGGGATTACCTAGACTCTATCTTGGAAAGTTAGGATGCGTATACAACGTTGCCGGAAAGGCAAGAGTTGTTGCGATGACTAACTACTGAATCCAAGTAGGATTGAAACCAGTACACGATAAAATCTTTAAGATTTTAGGTGCGCTAGAGTCTGATGGAACTTTTAACCAACATCGTTGTATAAAACGATTGGAGCGAAGTACAGACAAGAAATGAAGTTCTTTTGATCTGACAGCGGCAACAGACAGATTGCCACTTGAAGTTCAAAGACAAGTTCTTTCTATGTTCTTGGGTAGCCAACTTAGCTACTCTTGAATGCAAATTATTCAATTTCCACTTCTTAATCCTTTCGGAGAAGAGAAGGAAGAAATTAGCTACGCCGTCGGTCAACCAATGGGTGCTTATTCATCATGAGCATCATTGGCTTTAACCCATCATGTTATTTGCTTACTTGCTCTGAAAAGAGGAGGTTGCAAAGACCCATTCAACAGCTATGCTGTTTTAGGGGATGATATGGTTATAGACAGTAAGTATTCTAAATTTTATTTAGAAACTATGTCGACTTTAGGTGTAGATATTTCTCTATCAAAATCTATATTAGAGAGTTCATATATAGAATTTGCAAAGAAATTGAGTGGTCCAAAAGGAGAGGACTTTTCTATTTTGGGACCTGGTCTTATCCTCCAGGCCCTTCAAAATAAGTTACTTCGAATCTTGTTACTTGTTCAAGTCTATGAAAGAGATTTGTCAAGTCCTGATACCTTAGTTAGAAAGGTGACTGATATAGCCGGAAAAAGTTCCGATATATCCGCCTTTGGTTTAAATCTATTGCTTGGTGCGAGAGGTGTAATCAGTAAAGATTCGTCATTCGTACTTTTCAGTAGGATAGTCGGAGGTCTTTACCTACCTTCGATACCAAGAGAAGTTCATGAGTTAATATCTCATGATGCATTCGGTTCTCTGTGAAGAGATGAACGCAAAGCTTCTATTAGATTGTCAGAAAAAGAATTAAATCGATTGCCAGACTTTATAGTCCAACAATTGAATCGATTCTCTTGAACCGCCAGACCTTTCGTTCTGGTTCTGTGATTTGTTAGTCCACTGTTTTGACTGCTCTTCAGTACTTACTGAAGAGTGTCGCAACAAGAGGTAATCTTGCCTCGGACTAAGGACGAGATTATTAAATCTTTCGATTCTATCGAGTATTATTCTCTCGATAGAGTATCTAAACAGGACGTACGCCAAATGTGTTCAAGTGTAAAACGTTTGCAGAAATATGCAGAACGTTCATACGAAGAACTCAGTTGGATGACCGCTGACGGTCACTTGCACGTATTCTAGATCCCTTTGTTTCTTTAAAGTCACAAAAGGCAGAGAGATCAGC